AATGGTGAGGAAGTAGAAGAGAGTAGACCTGTAAACATCTTTACAGGAGTCGACCCTGCATCTAGTACGAAGAAAGGAGCAGATTATAGTGTCATATTTAACATTGCAGTGGATAGCGATAATAATCGCTTTGTCCTTCCTTACTTTAGGAAGCGTGCTACTCCTCTGGATTTGGCTGATTCCATCATTGGGAATTTCAAAACATATCGCAGTCAAAAAACTAGAATCGAGTCTGTCGGCTATCAGGAAATGCTGCGTCAGTATATTAAAGAACAAGCAGAGCAAATAGGAATGTTTATTCCTGGATTGGAAATTAAAGAAAATCCAAGAACATCTAAGTCCTATCGATTAGAAAGTCTACAACCATTGTTTGCTAGTAAGAAAGTCTATATGCAACCTAATATGCAAGCATTCATAGATGAACTACTATTATACCCACGTGGTAAGCATGATGACTTGTTAGATGGTTTTTATTATGCTAACAAGAATTGCTATCGACCAGTGCATGATTCTGTGGAATATGTAGAAAATACTCCATGGTATAAAAGACCTTTAAAGAAGTCTTGGAAAACTTTATAAAATAATACTTGACAAAAGCTTAAAAATTGTTATAAGTTATCCCTATACGTTTTATGGAAAAAAGCAAGTATTTTTTAAGTTTTACTGATTTTATTCGTAAAGTAGAGGATATAACAACGGTAAAGGTACCGAAGGGGTATATAGCAATCAATGCCAAAAAAGATTCAAAAAAGAGTTCAAAGTACAAGAAAACAAAACAAAGATGATTTAAAATTTGTTTTTGATTACGAAACTGGTAATTTTGAAGAAGTAGAAACACCAGAAGAAGTTGAACTAACCAGAGAACTATTTACCGATTATAAAAGTGCTAGAGAGTTATGGGCACAAAAATTTCAAGAAGCTGTAGAATTTCGAGCTGGTGCTCAATGGTCTAATGAAGAACGTGATGCATTAGAAGCTCGTGGACAAGCTCCGATTGTTGTCAATCGTATCCATCCTATTGTAGAGACTGCTAAATCTCTCTTAACATACAATTCACCTCAATTCCGTTCTACTGGTCGTGAAGACTCTGATAGAGATACTGCTAAGGTATTTTCTGATTTGTTTCAGTATATTTGGCAAATATCTGCAGGAGATGAAGAATTAAAACAAGCTATTGACGATTATTACGTTGGTGGTATGGGTGTTCTTCAGGTCTATCAAGACCCAGATGCAGATATGGGTAAAGGTGAAGTGTATATCAAATCAATTAATCCTTTAGACGTATATATCGACCCGAATGCAAAAGATGTTTATGCTAGAGATGCTGCTCATATTTTAGTAACTACCTATATGACAGATGAACAAGCAATGCAAGTATATCCAGAATTTTATGATATTATTGAAAATTCTAATATGCATCCAGATGAATCAGATGATTACCCTGTAACCAATTTAGCAGCTACAGAAGGACAACTATTTACAACAGATGGAACTGAAACTGTACACAACAGAAGACAATACATTGAACGTTATTCAAGAGAAAGACATTCTTTTTATAATTGTTATGAACCATTTTCACAACAAGAACATCTATTAACTGAAGAAGAATATGATGAATATGTTCGTACATACTATGTTAAAGTTCGTACTGTTAAAGGTGAAGAAATTATTTTATTTGAAGAAGAGTCTGTTAAAGAGATGTTTGAAGTATTAGATGAAACTGGTGGAATGTTTCATTATGAATTACCAGAACCAGAATATGATGCACAAGGTCAATTACTTCAAAAACCACCAGTAAGAGTACCAGGAGAAGAAGATGAAAACTCTATTCCAGGTAGTACCACGATTATTATTCCAATGACTGTAGAAGAATTAATTGGTACAGGCGACATTGTTTCTAATGAAATAGAAGAATGTCGTGTTCGTTTGGTAGTTACTGTTGGTGACAAGTTATTGTATCAACGAGTATTACCAGTTCAAGATTATCCTTTAGTTCCGATTATGAATGTACATCATCGTAATCCATATCCAGAATCAGATGTACGTTTGTATCGTCCATTGCAAGAATATATCAATAAGATACGTTCATTAATTATTGCACATGCAAGTACAAGTACTAATGTTAAATTGTTAATACCTCGTGGTTCAGCTGACTTAAACCAAATCGAACAAGAGTGGAGTAAAGCTGGTACCAGTGTTATTGAGTTCGATGCTGAACTAGGTGCACCGATAGTAGCTGGTCCAGTACCACTTCCTAATGAGTTGTATAAGAATGAAGCAGATGCTAAGTATGACTTAGAATACGGATTTGGTATTTTTGAATTAATGCAAGGTAGTGGAAGAAGTGCTCCATCTACTTATAGAGGAACCTTAGTAGTAGATGAATTTGGACAAAGACGTATTAAATCACGTAGAGATGATATTGAAGGTGCATTGAATCAATTAGCTAAAGTAGCAATACCATTAATTCAGCAACTATATACTGAAGAAAAAGTAATTCGTTTAGTACAACCTAATGGTACTGAGAAAGAAGAAAGATTTAATTTTTATAAAGAAATGGATAATGGAGATGTTACTAAATATCATGATATAGGTACTGGAAGATATGATATTGTTGTGGTATCTGGTTCTACATTACCAACCAATAGAATGGCACTACTTAATAACTACATGGAAATGTACAAGATGGGATTAATAGACCAAGTAGAAGTCTTGAAGAAGTCAGAACTTGTAGATATTGATGGAGTATTAGAACGTAGTAGTCAAATGAAACAATTAATGCAACAAAATCAAATGTTGCAAGAAGAATTAAAGAAAGTCAGAGGAGATTTACAAACTGCTCAACGTGAAGAAGTTCACGCTAAGAAACGACTTGAAGTAGAAAAATTCAGTGGAGAGTTAGATAAAGTATCTAACAGAGCTGATATGGCAACCACGCTTTATAAAGCAAGGTTGAACGATGCAAAACAACAGTTGATGAACTCCAATATGGAAGATGCAGAAGCACAAGTAGATATATTTGAGCCAATGTCTGATGAAATGGAGAGTTAACGAGGAGATAAAATGGAAGAAAACACAATGGAAAGAGTAGATGAGCAAGTGACTGGAGAAATGACGACTGAATCAACAGTTACTTCAGATGACATCTTTGGTGAAATATTTGGATTAGCACAAGAACAGGTTGCTCCTGTAAGCCAAGAAGTAACTCAAGGTGAACCAACTGAGACTCAGACTAACTCTGAACCAAAGAACGACCCAAGCCAATTTCAATATTGGCAAAGTCAAGCTGATAAGAGACAAGCAGAAGTAGATATGTTGAAATCACAGATGACAGAATTAATGTCTAAAGTAAATCAACCTACTCAAGCTGCTCCAGCAGAAAAGGAAACAGTTTTAGAAAAACCTGTTAAACCTTCTAAGCCAGCTGACTTCGACCGTTCTGAAGCTTTGACTGACCCTGATAGTGCATCAGCACAGTACTTAGCAAAGCATGAAGCTTATTTGGAAGCTATGTCTGATTACGTAGCAAATTCAAATGATAAAGTCATGCAAACGATGACAAGACAACAGCAAGAACAAGAAGCTATTGCTAGAGACCAGAAAGTTATAAGAGACTTGCAGTCTAAGTATGGATATACTCCAGAACAAGCAAATGACTTTATTGCTCAAATGTCATCACCAGAATCATTATCGTTAGATAATTTGGTGCAACTTCACCAATTGAGAACGAACGTAGGTTCACAACAGGTTACACAGATAACCCCAGAAGCTCAACAGAAAGCTGCAGTAATGACTCAACGTAATGAAAAGCTAAGTATACCAAAACCTATCGGAGTACAGCCAGGAGCTAGTGACCAGTCGCCAACTAAAAATGTAGAAGACAGAATGATGGACGCTATGATTGGTAACTTCAACAAGCGTAACATCTTCTAAATTAAGGAGAAGGCAAAATGGCACAAGATAGTAATGGAATATTCTCACCTAGCATTGGTAATGCAGCTGGTTCTTTAGCTAGTGTTTCTATCAATGATAGTAGACGAATATTTAACTTCGGTGAGAGAGTCGCCGAATTAAACCCAGCTGCTTCACCTTTCTTCGCATATTTATCAAAAGTTGCTAAGAAACCTACAGATGACCCTGTATTCAAGTTCTTAGAAAAAAGACATCAATGGCAAAGAAGAAACTTCTTGATTGATGGTGCTATCACTTTAACAGCTGATGCATCACCAACACAAGCTGAGTTTAATTTAGCGAAAGCTTCTCATAAAATTGATGTTAACTATGATGTGTATGGAAGAAAAGTAACAGGCGGCGAATACAAAGCAGAGTTTTTAACAGTTGGACAAATGGTTGCAATTAAAGGTGAAGCTACAATTAGTTCTACAGCTTCAGATGTAGTTGTATATTATCGTGTTACTGATTTAACTCAGAACTCAGATGACACTTCAATTTCTGCAGAATTTGTTAAAGCAATTAAACTAGGTGTTGAAAATGGACTTATTGATGTTACAACTTTAAGTTCAGGTGACACTATTGTTTTAGCAGATAACAATGAAGGACAAGTAATTGGTTCAGCATGGGCAGAAGGAGACACAGCTCCAAATGGTTGGAGAGATGAGTTCTACTCAAGAGAAGGATACTGTCAAATCTTTAAGACTGCAGTACCTCTTTTCTCTGGTACTTCTTTAGCTACACGTTATCGTGGAGACGCTAATGAATACATGAGAGTATATCAAGAGAAACTTATGGAACATAAGATGGACATTGAAAATGCTCTATTATTCGGTTATGGTGAAGTAGATGAATCATCAACTTCACAAACTCGTAAAACATGGGGTATCTTACCTTACACTGAAGTATATGGAAGAGTAAAAACTTTCACATATGCTTCATCAGGTTATGATGACTTCGTGGATGCTATGTCAGATATTTTTGACCCAGAATCTGCAGCAGGTGGCAACAAGCTTGTACTTGCTTCACGTTCTATCATGAACTGGCTTAACAAACTAGGTGGAACTTCATTCTTAGGAAACACCATGGCATATCAGTACAATCCTTATCAAGTTAATATTGAAAAAGGTGCGTCACTATTCAATGGTGTTCCTGTAACTAAAGTAGATACCTTATATGGTACTCTTAACTTTGTAATGGAACCACTACTTAGAGGTCCATGGGCTGACCACGCTGTAGCTATTGATTTAAATAACGTAAGTTATAGACCATTAGCTGGTAACGGTGAGTCTAGAGATACTCAGATTATTACTAACATTCAAAACAATGATGTTGACGGAAGAAAAGACATGATTCTTACTGAAGCAGGTCTTGAAATTCAACTACCTGAAACTCACGCTGTATTGAAGTTTAGCTAATAGTTGAACATAAGGGGGAGTTGAAATATACTCCCCCAAAGAATTTTAAATTAAAGGAAGGTAAATGAGTTTTCAAACAGACATAGAAGCAATAACAGGAAGTATTAGTTCTTATACTACAGAAGCTACTGGTTATTTAGTAGATGGTGTTCGATTTATTACAAAGTATGTAATGAATAATCCTTCTATAGAACCAAAGCTAACACAAAGTACTACTTTAAATGATAGTTCTTCTACACTTACTACAGAAAATGTTTTAAAGGTATGTAGTGTTTCAAGAAATGATGGTACTAGAAGTAGAGAGTGTGTTGAAATAGATTCAGTAGATAGACATGATTTAAGTGATGCTAATAGTATTTATTATACTAGCAAGTTTGACCCTAAGTATTATATACTAGATGATACATTGAATGTTTATCCTACACCCACAGCTAGTGAAACTGCAAGTGTAGTACATATTACTCCAGATACTGCAGTAACTTATAGTTCAACTGATATATCTCGTTTTCCAAAAGAATTAGAAAGAGGTGTTGTTTTATATGCATCTCAACAAATGTTAAGAAAATTTTTAAATGTACGTAATGCTACATTAACTGCATTAAGTACTGGGTTAAGTGCTATATCTCCACCATCTGGTACTGATTTATTAACTGCAGTTAGCTATAGTGCACCAGGTAATGACGATGTAGGAACAGCAAGTGCTGGTACAGTTACTAATGCTACTGAAGTAACTGCTACAGCTAAAATAACTTTAGGTTCTGCACCTGCATACAATGGAACAACTATAACATCTGATGTAAATTATTCTACAGCTACGATTGGTGTTGATGCATTA